TTAGGAGCACCAGCCATTTCTTCCATAGTCTGCATTAATGTTTGAATCTGGAAGTCTGCGTTCAAAGCAGTAGTATCCAGTTTCATCATTTCTACATCACCATCTTCACTTACATGTATCTCAGCGTCTGGCCCCCATGTGAAGTCATCTACATCTCCCTTAATCTTCAGTGGAGGATGGGCTATCATGTCAAAGACATCAGCCTTGAGGTTCTCTAGATGATCTATACGGTATTGCATACCTACTAGGTTATCAAGTGGCCCCATAGCATACAGATTATCTGGACGTAATCTCCATCCTGCATGAACTTTAGTAGAGCCTTGTAACCATCGTGGATTCTTTTGCTGACGAACAATGTAAGCTCTGTCAACAATAGTAATAATTTGGTCTTTTAATAATGTCTGGTTCTCTTGGTCGTATATAGTTCCTTCGAACTCTATTAATTCTACATTACCTGAACCGTAGTATTCTTGTAAAGAACCGAAGCCATCTTTCTCAATACCTTCTGCTTTAGCCCAATCAGCTTGATCAAATGCAGCAAATGTAGTTCTAACATCAAGCATCTTCTGAACAACATCAGCTTTCCACCCTGAGGATGGCTGAGTCTCAGCTTCTTGCATTAACTCGCCTAAGGACTTAACATAACGAGTGTACTTAGGCGTGTCGTGGAATTTAGCAGCTGTAGGATCAAAGACTATGTCATAAGGAGACACACGAAGAGCACGAGGGCCTATATAACCCTTGATCTCATCTAACGTCTCTTCATTAAAATCATCTTTATTAACGAACTCACAATCCGCAAAAGTGTTACCGTAATCAATGTAATCATACAATAATCTAGAGACTGTTTCTTCAAATCCTGACTCACGAAGCTTCTGCTTCATGTATTGTTCAATAGTAGTTGCTTTCTCTAAATCAGATGAGTCAAAGTCAGCAGCCTCCCACTTCAGCCATTCGTCATTCGGGAACAATGCACTGAGATAATTAGCATGCAGGTTATCACGTATCTGACATAGCTTAGGAATAGTAGTTGAGTTCTTCCAAGGAAGTTTAGAGTTAGTCGTTGTTGATGTATCCGTAGCAAATACATAATTACGTAACTCTTTCTTCTGCTCTATCCACAGAACATGTTGTGAGTACAGAGAATCATATCTGTTAGTAATATCAACAGCTAGTTGATGTTTACTCAGGATATCTTTAATATTGTGAACTGTGCCTGACATGCTTTACCTAATTAAAAGCCACACCACCAAATCTGGGGTGCGACGATATTTTTTGTACTGTCTGTGACTTAGACCGTGAGTGAGAAGGGGGCGTGCATATATCTACAGCAGCACACAAAGCATCTTTTATATCATCGTGAGGAGGATGTGTCATTGTCATCTCTTCTTCAAGTAATGAACAATTACCACCTTTGTAATGATACACACCTAGGTTATCGTACCTAGGTTCTAGTGTAGCTGCTATACGTTCTTCTTTCGTACCTTCATTCCTATTAGGTCTGTACTCATCTACTTTAAGAGACAGGCCTTGTTTCTTTATATGATCTTCTTTAATCGAACGTACGATAGCTTGCTGTGCTACTGTTACCTCAGCTCTCATCTTTTTGAAACCCCACTTGTAATGCATATGGAGAATATGACTGAAGTATTCAGATATACGATCTGTCTTAAATCTATCTATGTCTAGAACAAATATATCATTATCAGCATTAACACCAACAACTACTACAGCAGTGGAGTCAGCTTTCTTTCTTAAAGAGAAAGCAAAATCTATTGCAGCAAATACATTCAGTCTTTGATTCTTGTAGTACCAATACCCATTCTCTTCAGTGAGATGTTTCTTATCGTAGTACTGGAACTTTGATTGATCAATGCGGTTATTGTCTGGGTCATTTGGATTGTTATAGTACTGTGCTCTGTATTGAGTCTTATCTAAGTACTTAGCACGCTTCTTAGACAAAATCTGTCTATCGAACCCGAACCACTTCCCGCGTTGGTTTTGTTGGCGTGGCCACAAGAATTCTCCTGTGCCATCACCTCTGTCTTCAACTTCCATCTGAAGATGCTCGTACACAGGATCTGAACCTATGATCTCACCTTCTTCGTTAAAGACTTCTGACTCCATTTTAAGTAATTCGGAGTACAGATCTTTTGGATGGTATCTAGTACCTACTACCCATTCTTGAGCACCTGTTGCATTCTCATCTGTGCCTGTGGATTCGATACTGGATAACAAACTGTACTGAGCTGCGACCTTCTGTCGTCCATCCTCAGTGTAAGCGTTTTCCTTGACTACTACATCATCTAGGACAGCTATCTCGAAATGCAGTCCTGTAATAGATGTAGTCAATCCAGCAGTAAAGATAGTAGAGTCTCTGACCCCCTCCTCTTTACGCTGTGGATGGTCTACACATATTTCTGATGTAGTCCACTTGTCTCTTTTGCCTTCTTGGTCTGCAATCATGTCAGGCCAATATCTCCGATAGATCTTTGATTCGAAGATGTTCTTAATAAAATATAATTGTTTCTCAGCCAGAGTTGAAGTGGCTGATATATAAAGCACAGTAACAGAAGGATTACGTGTAATCTCCCATGCTACTCTGTATGCAATCATTGCTGACTTCTGATGATCACGAGGCATCAATAAAAGCTGATGGTCTCCTGCATCTTCACGAGTCCAGAATCTACATACTTCTTCATGGACTGCACCAAGGACACGATGAGGAGCTACGAGTTTTATGAATGTCTGTAAATCAGACTCAGCTGCTTCTCTTATCTGTACGGCACTCAATGTGTTAGCTCTAACCTTTCGAAGTCGTCTTGGATTTCTTTATCAATACCTGTTAAGACATTCATCTGTCCTTTAACTTCAGCCTTTGATGGAGCACCAGCTTTACGCTTGTCCCATCCTTTCTCAGCTATGTACTTAGCAGCTGATGTACCTTTAGCACCATCCTGAGTAGCAGTCTCCATAAGGGCTTTAACAGCCTCTGAACGGAGCTTTACTTCTAACTCATCTCTATAAGACTGGATGTACTGCATTACTTTTTTATTACCACATAGCTTAGTCCATAGTCTCCATGAACCAAACACTCGCATAGCTACGTTGTACTCTGTAGGGTCTGACTCTTCCATATAGATCTTTCTTAAAGATGGAAGTACCTTACCTTCAAATATCTTATCTTCTTCAGTCAGAGTCATAAGAGGAGTGAACTGAGCATCTCTTGTTTCATAGAACAATGACTGAGTGATGTAAGCACCAGCTCCGCCTTTTAGATCTGATTCAGTGAATAAGCTCATAGCTTAGCCTTAATAATTGCTTTCATTTGTGCACCTGTGTACGAACTTCCAGTTACAAATGATCCATCGTTTATAGATAATATGAAGGCTTTTAAGAATGCATTAATTTTACTGAAGTCTACTTGATCTTCCTTTTTTGACTCTAATAGTGCTGCTTTTTCAATATCAGAGTAAGGGAGCCATATTCCGTTAAATAGTTTATCATTGTTTCCGGGAGGGTTTGTAGTGCTTCCGACTGGCAGTGCCTCATTTATCTCTTTTATTGTACCAGATGTATTCTTATCTGTCCAGTACACTGTACCTCTGATATCATCTTCTAAAGTCCAACCTACACCAAACACAGCAACTTTACCTTGAGGTACAGGGGGTGGCTTTATTTTTGTTGAGTTAGCAGGGATAAGAAAAGAACCCTTTTCAAGAGGATCTTCCCTAGCATCAGAGGATGCTATGAACTCATTTGTTTGTTTACTGTAATGATATATTTTCATACGATCCTTAGAACTTAATACACCACATAACATAAATATTACGTGGTCGTGTTTCGCTGCCACCAGTTGAATTTACAGGGATAGTAAGTCCAGCATCGGATGCGCCGTTACCACCATCTATCCCTGCCAATCCATCAGTCGCAGATATAGTTGTATTTATTGTGTGTGTATGGCTCTTAAATGCGTCAGCCTGTTTCGTACCAATATTATCGCCGGTTGTACCGTCACCACGGTCTGTACGGGATGCAGCGTCTGGATCATTACCAGCCGTGTTGTCAAATCCTCGTAAAAACTCACCCCTGTAGTCAGGGATATTGAATGTTGTTGAACCGTCACCTATACCATAGGACGTACCTAGGTATGTGAATAACCCTGAATATGTAGTTCTAGAAATAGCCGATCCATCACATTCTAAGAATCCAGCAGGGACTGACGATGTAGGGTAAGCCCGTAGATAACCTATACCCGCTACAGCGGCAGCAGAGTTCTCTAAGTAAGAGACACATCTCCAGCCACCTGTGGCGTACTCATAAAAGACAACAACATCACCAGCAGTAGTAATTATATTACCTGCTCCCGGAAGTACAAGGTCTGTTGCGTGGTGCGTCAGAGTTAGGACGGAATCGAATTGCAGTACAACTATAGTACCTATGCCTTTAGTTCCAATTGAAGTAATTGTTGTTGTGCCAGT